TGCGCTTGGGGTGGCGGCGCACCGGCGCTGCGGGTAGCTTACCGGGCCTTCCGCACCCGGCAGGCCCCGCCCTTTATCTGCTATCTGTACGTATATGACAGCCAGTTTTTTGCGGACAACGAGATGTACTATTCCACCGGCCACTACCAGGTGGAGCTCTACACCAGCACCAAGGACCTGGCGGCTGAGGCGAAGGTGGAGGCCGCCCTGGACGGGTTGTGCTGGGAGAAGTCAGAGGAGTATATCGATGCCGAGAAGATTTATCAACTGACCTACGAAATTGAGGTGTAACTATGCCTACTAACAAAGCCAACAAGGTCAAATTCGGCCTGAAGAATGTCCACTATGCCATGCTGACCGAAGCCGACGGCGGAGAGGTCACATATGGCACGCCGGTGGCTATCCTCGGCGCGGTCAACTTGTCCATGGACGCCCAGGGAGACACCAGTACGTTTTATGCCGACGATATGGCCTACTATGTCCCCTCCGCCAACGACGGCTACAGCGGCGATCTGGAGATCGCCGTGATCCCTGACAGCTTCCGGAAGGACGTGCTTCAGGAGACAGAGGACGATACGGACAAGATCTTGGTGGAGAACGTGAACGCAGAGCCAAAGCCCTTCGCCCTGCTCTTTGAATTCGCCGGCGACCAGAAGGCAGTGCGCCACGTGCTCTACAATTGCGCTGCCACCCGGCCAAGCCTGACCGGCGCCACCACCACAAACACCAAGGAGCCCAGCACGGAGACCATCACCATCACGGCCTCCCCCCTCTCCAGCGGCGTCATCAAGGCAAAGACTACCCCGGATACCCCGGACGAAAAGTACAACGCCTGGTATCAGTCTGTTTGGCAGCAGGGCGCCGCAGCCGGCGGCGGAGGAGGTTAAGTCATGGAGAAGTTTATCCGTATTGACGGCCGGGAAGTGCCCTTTCGGGCCACCGCGGCCGTCCCCAGACTCTACCGCATTAAGTTCGGCCGGGACATCATGCAGGACATGCGTGATTTACAAGCTGCCATAGAGAAATCAGAGAGCGGGGAGCAGCCCATTCCAGTGAAGCTGCTGGAGGTATTCGAGAATGCGGCCTATCTGATGGCCCGTCATGCAGACCCGGATATGAAAGAGCACAGTGTGGAGGAATGGCTGGACACCTTCGGCACCTTCTCTATCTATGAGGTATTCCCGCAGCTGTTGGAGCTTTGGCAGCTTAATAACCTGTCCATCGGAGAAAGCAAAAAAAAACGAACCCAGTAGACCGGGAAATGACCACGGCCCTGTTCTTGCTGCGAGCGGCACAATTGGGTATACCAATCCGGGATCTAGAACTGCTGACCATCGGCATGGTGACCGACATGCTGATCGAGGCGGGGAACGACGATTGCGAGTATGACCGTTTGCCCACGCAGGCGGATTTTGACGGGTTTTAGTGAGGTGACAGCATGGCGCGCAACCGAATTAAGGGCATCACCGTAGAGATTGGCGGCGATACCACAAAACTGGACAAGGCTCTGGCTGGCACTAATAAGCAGCTCTCTGCCACGCAAAAATCACTGAAAGATGTGGAGCGACTGCTTAAACTTGACCCTGGGAACACAGAGCTGTTGGCACAGAAGCAGCAGCTACTTGCGCAGGCAACAGAAAGCACGGCACAGAAGTTGGAGACATTGCGACAAGCGGCACAGAGTGCCGACGCCGCGCTCCAAAGGGGACAGGCATACCAAGAAAAATACGAACCGCTCAAAGCGGAACTGGATGCAGTAGCAGCCTCAATGAAGGGCATGGAGGCAAATGCCGCCGCCATGAATGCCAAATTAGAGGCTGGGCAGATTTCTACCGACCAGTATGATGCCTTCAACCAAAAATTGGAGGAAACCCGCAAGAGATATCAAGAACTCCAGCAAGCGGTCAAAAAACTAGATAAAGAGTTTGCTGGAGCAAAGATAGACCGAGGCCAGTATGATGCCCTCCAGCGCGAGTTAGCGGAGACAGAACGAGAGTTGAAGGACACACAAAAAGCTTTCGATAATTGTGCCAGCGGGATGGACGAGTTCGGCAGGGATGCTGAAAATGTGTCTCAAAAGGCTGGAAAGATTAAAGATGCCTTCGCACCAGTAACGGCAACGATCGGAGGGATAGGAGCGGCCGTGTTGGCTACGGTTCCGGCCACAGAGGAGTTCCGTGCTGACCTCTCGCTCCTAGACAACAACGCTCGTCAGGCGGGGGTAGGTATTGACGCGGCACGCCAGGCATTTATGGATTTCAATACTGTATCCGGTGAAACTGATAGCAGTATCGAAGCCGTATCCAACTTACTCCAGGCTGGATTTACTGAGAGCAATCTGCAAATCGCAGTTGAGGGGCTCGCCAATGCTGCGGCAACATTTCCCGACACCCTAAAGATTGAGAGTTTGGCGGACAGCCTGCAAGAAACACTTGCCACAGGTTCGGCCACAGGACAATTTGGCGAGCTGTTGGACCGTCTTGGATATGGCGCGGAAAACTTCTCTGCAAATCTGGCCCTCTGCAACACAGAATTAGATCAACAGAAGCTGGCTCTGTCTGTGCTTGTAGATGGCCCTCTACGTGGAGCATATGAGGGATGGCGTCAAAATAACGAGGGCCTAGTTCAGAATCGAGAAGCCAGTCTGAAATTACAAACGTCCATTGCAGAACTGGCCGAAAGTGTGCAGCCACTTGTGACTCAATTGACGGAACTAGCGACACAGTTCCTGGATTGGTTTAACGGGCTGGATAGCGGAACTCAAAAAGTAATTGTTGGGATTGCGTTACTGCTGGCGGCGATCAGCCCAGTGGCTGGAGTAGTTGAAACGGTCTCAGGTGTATTATCCAAACTAAGCACGATTACGGGTGGTCTCGGAGGGAAACTGGCTATTGTAGTGGTCGCTATAGGCGTCTTTGTCGCATTGGCGGCCAAGATAGCGTCAGTATGGGATAGCATGTCTGGAGCTGAAAAGGTTATTTCAATTCTTGGATTGGTGGCGTCAGCTGCTATTGCTGCGGCTATTGCTGTGGGTGCCTTCCAGTCAGCCCTTACGCTTGGTATTGCAGCAGCGGCCATTGCGGCAGGTATTGCTGCGATTATGCTCTCAATTAACTCCGCAACAAAACGGGCAAATCAAGCATCGCAAGATCTCCAGAAAGTTGCAGCTTCCGGTGGACGCTCTTCTGCTTATGGAGATATACCTGGTTTAGCTAGTGGCGGCGTAGTGCCGCCCAACGATCCGTTCTTGGCGGTGCTGGGCGACAACAAACGCGAGACCGAGATTGTGGCACCCTATTCTGCTATCAAGCAGGCGGCCGGAGACGCCTTCGACGAGCGGGGCGGTGCTTCTAGAGCAGGCGGTACAGCGATAGCGTATTTGTACCTGGATGGTGTGAAGGTGGGCCGGGCGGTTTATCCCTATATCCAGGGTGAAACTACCCGCTTGGGCACGAAGCTGGTAGGGGGTCGTCGGTAATGGTCACACTTGATAATGTCCAGTACAAAGTAAGGGTAAAAATCAGAAGTTTGAACCGCTCCTTTCGTATCGAAGAGAGTGAACGGAGCGGGGCGGTAAAGTCCGGAGACTATTTCCGGGACATCATTGGGACGTACTATGACTATGAAATGGAAGTAGAGCCGGACCCTTCGGCACCAGAGGACTACGACGCATTCTATGAAATGATCAGCGCCCCGGTAGAATCACATTCCGTTGTTGTACCATACGGTCAGGGGACTATGACATACGATGCCATGGTGAGCACTGGAGATGATACCAAAAGGGACAAAATCAACGGGGTCACCCGCTGGACAGGGTTAAAGGTCAAATTTTCCGCGAAGAAACCCCAAAGGAGGCCGGCATGAGCGCCACGGTTAATAAACTGGTTTATGGAGACTTGACCTTTACGGATGACGAGATCCAAGACGGAGAAGTTTATGACGCCGTGGCCCTGTTGTCCGACGCCCTGGAAATCGGCACCCTCAATGTGGGACTGTATATCAGGGACGAGGAGACGGGCGCGGCCCTGACCGCTTTCCGGCGGAATGAGAAACTGCTGTATTACTACCGGGACAAGCTGCGGGGCACCTATTACATCGAGAGCATCCAGCGTACCGGGAAATACACCTATGAGATCAGCGCCAACAATGCGGTCGCTCTCCTGGAGCAGTCCAATCACCTGGGTGGCATCTACACCGGTCAGGCGGTGGACGAGCTGGTGGCGGAGATCTGCACCATCCCCTACATCATTCAGAGCAAGTTCGCAGGCATTAAGCTATATGGATGGCTGCCTGTCGCTACCCGGCGGGCCAATCTGGCGCAGGTGCTTTTTGCCATCGGAGCCCATGCAAAGACTGACCAGAACGGGGTGCTGCGCATCGAATCCCTGTGGGATGGTGTCTCCAACTCCATCCCGCCGGATCGAATCTTTTGGGGCGATAAGGTCACCTATGAGAGCAAGGTCACCGAGGTGTCGGTGCTGGAGCACCAATATATCAAGGGGACCGAAGAAGCGACGCTGTTCGAGGGGGTAGCTGAGGAGGGCGACATCATCCAGTTCGAGGAGCCGGCCTATGATCTGGTGGCCTCCGGTTTTTCCGTCCAGTCCAGCGGCGCCAACTATGCCGTGCTCTCTGCCGGGACCGGCACCCTCACTGGGAAAAAGTATGTCCATATGACCCGCGATTTGCGGGTGCCAGTGTTAGAGGACGATGTGGACAACGTCATTGAGGTCAAGGAGGCCACCCTGGTCTCACTGACCAACTCGGCGGCCGTGGCCCAGCGGCTGGCTGGATACTATCAGTACATCGAGGCGCTGGACCATGAGGTGGTATACGGCGGTGAGCGGCCGGGTGATGTGGTGGCCTTTGAGCACCCTTATGGGGGAGAATCCAAAGGGTGTATCAAGGATACCGCCATTACAATGGGAGGCCGGTTGGTAGCATCTGAGCAGGCTGTCATCGGGTATGTTCCACCCAAGTTCGAGACAGAGGAAGTCCTGGACGAGCGGGTGGTGCTGACCGGGAGCGGCGATTATACCGTGCCAGAGGGAGTATACACCCTTACAGTGGTATGTATCCAGGCTGGGACCGGTGCGCAGGCTGGTTTTGACGGCGAATCGGGCGGCTCATCTCAGCTTATTGTGACTTCGAAGGATCAAAACGCCGGAGGATCTTGGTCCGATTCGCCAGAAGATGGCGGGCAAGGCGGAGACAAGGGCTCTCCAGGAGCTGGCGGAAAGGTCTACCGGGCGACAATTGATGTTGTCCCTGGTCAGGTCATCCACTATGAGTGCGGCACCCCAGGCGTTGGAGGAGCGACGAATGGGGCCGTGGGTGCTGCTGGTGGTGAGACCACGTTCGGGGATCTATCGTCTGCACAGGGGGCCTCGTCTGAGATCGGATACGTGGACCCGGTAACGGAAGAAGAACTTGCAAAGCCGGGAACTGAAGGTGTTAACGGTGCTGCGGGTGGCCGTGGCGGGCAGGCATCCAGCCGGAGAGGGGAATATGGAGAGAGCGGCGAGGATGTGCCCCCGAACACTGGCGGCCCGGGTGGGCCTCCGTATGGATGGAAGTTTGACGATTATACATCTGAAAATGTACGCATCTATGGTGGTGGAGCAGGCGGTGGAGCCGCCCATGGGAAAGACGGAGAACCCGGCAGCGACAGTCCGACGGCGGTTGGCGGAGCAGGGGCGTCCCCTGATGTACCCAAAACGCCGGACAAAATTGGAGCTGGAGGAAATGGCGGGCACGGCGGTG